CGGCAACGGCAACGGCAACGGCTACGGCAACGGCAACGGCAACGGCGACGGCAACGGCAACGGCTACGGCTACGGCTACGGCAACGGCAACGTCTAAATCCCCTCTTTGGGGAAAGCTTTTAATAAACCTATATTAGAGTGTTTTCTAAAAATTATGTTGGTAGCATTATTTTTTAGAAGTCAGCGGGTCGCTACCGTGATGATATGGGTGTGTTAAAAGCTTAAATGAGTGGAATACAGCGGAAACACTGATCATCGGTCGCTAGGAGATACGGGGCGACGCACTCAACTAAGTTAAATAAAAAAGGTGGTAGATTTATGGGAGATATGCGAGACGAATATGATGCCTACAAAGCACATTCAAAAAATAAAAAAGAATCAAATAAAGAAAGCTCAATATCAATACTTGAAAATGAAAAAATTGTTTTTGAGGTTAAAAACAATGGTATACATTTAATAGTCACTTCTTTAAATGGAAGGCTGATCGATTTTTATCCTACTACAGGAAAGTGGATAGAGCGAGGTGGCAAAACTTCTAGAGGTGTTTTAAATCTTATCCGACATATAAAAGGTGAACAATGAAAAAAATTAAACACTTCCTACTTCGTCAAGAGGTAAAGTTTGGGCAATTAGCTGAAAGGTTGTTTTAATGAAAGCATACAATCAAATGATGGCTTTGGAGTATCAAACCAAATACCGAAAACAGATTACAATAGGCGAGGCATTACGCCTTTTAATACGATTAGAAAATCGTGGTACATATTTTAATAAGGTAGGGTGAAATGATCCGAATATTTGAACCAAACTACGGAGCCGATTCGGATGATCTACGCGGTATCGCTATGACGTTCTACGAGTTGGAACCATCTGATACCCCAGAAATCATCCGACAACTCAAGGAAGAGATTGAAAGCGGTAACGAAGATGATGTTATCGTCGTAAGCTTGGAGTGTCAAGAGACGGGCGATATGATTGATTTTGATATTGAAAAGAAGGACTATTTATGAATTTGTTAAAAAAACCAAGCAACCGTCAAGCGTTTGCAAAAATTGGGCTATATGGTGATGCGGGTAGCGGTAAAACTACAACAGCGTCCAAGATTGCTATTGGGCTATCTAACTACTCAGGCGGGCGTGTAGCGTTCTTTGATACAGAGGGAGGGTCTGATTACCTTATCAAGACTTTCGATGATGCAGGTGTGGAGTTATTCGTTTCTGACATTAGCCGTGACTTCAAATATCTAATGGCATTTATGTCGGAGTGTGTACAAGAAAAAATCGACGTTGTAATCGTGGACTCTATTACGCACATTTGGAAACAACTTCAAAGCGATTATTTGAACGAGTTGAATGAGCGTAATAAGAAGAATAACAGACGTGCAAGGTATGCGCTTGAATTTCAAGATTGGAGATTTATTAAAGACACATGGCAGACGTTCACAGATATGTATCTCACAAGTCCTATGCACGTTATTATCTGCGGACGCATGGCCCAGATTTATGACTATCAAGAGAACTCATCAGGCAAAAAAGAGCTTGTCACAAACGGCACAAAAATGAGTACCGAAAAAGAGTTAGGCTATGAACCGTCTTTGCTTATCGAAATGATGAAAGAGTTTGATAGTGGAAGCAATCGCCTGATTAATAAGGCTATTGTTGAAAAAGATCGTACCGATACGTTAAACGGTCAAATCTTCTATATGCCAAACTTTGAGACATTTAAGCCTCATTTTGATTTCTTGAATATCGGGGGTAAGCATTTAGACATTCGCCCAAAAGAGGGCAATACTTTCGGAGGTGAGATCGGGGATGATACTTTCGGACAAGAGAAGCGATCACGTGAAATCCAATGTGAAGAAATTCAAGGTCTTATGTTGAAATACTACCCATCGAGATCAGCGGAAGATTCAAAAGCAAAAGCGGAACTATTGGAAAAATTCTTTGAAACACGGTCATGGACAAAAGTAGAGAGTATGCGTTCATCGCAGCTTAAAGAGAAGTTTGAACTTATGAAAGATTACTTTGAGACTGGACAACATGAAAATAACCCTACGTAAGCAATACGGCACGCTAACCCCATACAGCGAAGCCGACGCGGAACAACTCGCAACGCTATCGGACGCCGTGTACCAAATCGACATTAAAAACATGGATAGCCGAACACTCGCCCAAAACAGCTCCTTGCACCTTTGGGCTTCACAAATCGCAACTGTGCTAAATGCAAATAATCTATACATGACTGGAATTTTCCAAAATGACATCATGTGGTCAATGTCTTTGGTGAAAGAACAGATCATAAAAGGTTTGATTAAAACGCTGTTCAATATCGACAGTACGACAAAGCTAAAGCGTAAGCAACTCGATACGCTGATTGATTATATCACTGCTATCTTTGGAGAGAAAAAGGGGATTAAAATTCCTGAGTTTCCGAATAGAAAACTTTGGGATGAAATTAAAAACACGGCACAATGCCACTAAAGGAAAAACGATGAAAAGAGAAGAATTTATAGCGGATTTTGAAAACTTATCTGATGCAGAGCGATGGAAATTGCTTATTAAATATGCAAAAGACAATAACGATTATTTGGTAAACATTGATAATGACGATGTTTTTATCACTTTTAAAGACGATGAAGATACAACATTATCATTCGATGAGTTTGGATACTATGCTTTAGAAATCCTATTAAACCAAATCGGCATTAAAGCGGAGGGCGTATAAAATGGCATTACCAAAAGTAAACGGATTATACAGATTAACACGGGATGCAGAGCTTCGTTATAGTGGCAGTGGTTCGGCTATCCTAAAAATGGGTTTAGCGTGTAGCGAAAAGTTCGGCGATAAAGAAACACAACTATTCATTGATGCAACGGTATTCGGAAAGCAAGCGGAGATTATTAACGAGTGGGCTGGTATAAAAGGCACGCAAATTTTCCTAAGTGGTAAACTCCAAACCGAACAATGGACAGATCAACAAAGTGGAGAAAAGCGGAGTAAAATATCTATGATAGTTGAGGGGTTTGATTTTGTGTCAAAGCCTAAAGACAGCCGAGACAATGACCGTTCACAAAACACAGGCGCAAACGCACCGACGCATTACGAGAAGAAACCTATGCCAAACGCTGATGAAGTTCCTGAAATTGATATCGATGAAGATTGTATTCCATTTTAAGGACAACCAATGTCAAAGACGTTTAATCGTGTATTCTCACACGTTCACATAAAACAAAATGTATCAGCATCCGCAAAGGTGCTGAGAGAGATAAATGAAATGTTAAAGGGGAAGAAATGAAATTCCTATGGGCCATGCTAATCATAATCGGATACTTTGCGGTATTCGCATGGGTATCGCAATATGACAAAATTCAAACAATTGGGGAGACAAAATGACTCAAGAAGAATTGATAAAAGCGATTAATACAGAGTATTCTAGAAATGGAACGGCATCTTCTGTGGTAAAAAAGTTCTTTGAATCACACGTGTGTATTCCTAAAGGTGAGAATAGACATCCTTATGCTGATGTGTTGCATTTAATGGCTGAGGGATCAGAGGCAGAGTTTAGCAGTGATAATGGGGGTACATGGGTTGGCGTATCTAAGGCATTATATTATTGTGAGGCTTACCGTATCAAACCATCAGAGCCAGTGCATGAATGGCAGTGGGTGAAATCAAAAGATAAAAAAGAAATTGCAAGAAGTTCATTTTTTACTAATGATGAGGCAAAAACTTTGCAAGGAGAAACAATGAATTATCAAATTCAACAATTGAAATATGAGCGTGAGGTGTTGAGCAACAAGTTAAAAGAAAAAGAACAACAAAACCATGCGCTTGCTATTTTTAATTATATCACGATCAGTCTGTTTGCGATTGTAACGGTCATAGCTATTGCATGGTACAACGAGAAAGAGCAATATAAGAAAGATATCGTAATGATCGTAAAGGACGTTTCAGACCGTGATTATGCTTACGGAAAATTGAAAGAATCTATCGTTGATGGGTCATGTTTAAAGCGTGATTTTACGTTTGAAAAACAGTTAATCAGGGGTTAAAATGACAAATAAAGTAATTATTGCATTAAACGAATTTTGTAAAAAAGGAAATCCGCCATCGGGTGAAGTCGCTGAAAAGCATGGAATCACAAAAACGGAACTATGGACTGGTTTCGCACAACTTATGGCAAAGGCGCCAAGATGAGTAAATCAATCAGAGAACAATGGGGCGATAAAGAGATCACCGATATTGAGTATATCAGGCATTTAGAGCGAAAAGCAGCTGTTTCAGAGTATAGTTGTGTTTTGCCTGATGGTTTTTTTGAGCAACAAAATGAGCCAAATATGGTTAATGATATCCAATGCGACCGTGAAAACGATTACGGAGATGCAAAAGAATCGCATGAAAATATCGCTCAGTTCTGGAACGCATATCTAGGGCGAAAGAAGTTTCATTCAGTATTTGATAATCTCGATGCTACCGACGTATCAGTTATGCTATCGCTCATGAAAGTTTCACGTATGGCATATAAGCGTAAGCATGACAGTGTACTTGATTTTGCGAGTTACGCTAATTTTGCTTTACAGTTTGAGGAAAAATAATGAGCTACACATATCAAATGTATTGCGCTCAAATGAGAGGGTTAAGAAAAACTCCAATGAGTCAAAAACAATTTAACGAGATGCAATGCATTAATTCAGAACCAATAATTCCACCTCTGCAAATTCGCCCGAAGAATCAACGCCCTGTTAAGCCGACAATGGAAAACCATGTTATTCACGGTTAAACAATTACGAAAGGCTGGTTTTGTCAGCGGATATTCATATCTTAGCATGAGACTCACTGCCGAAAAGTCTATAATTGACGGCAAATACTTGCATGATCTGTATGACAGTGACAAAGCCATTAATGTTCTGCAATGTCGAATAAACAGGTATAGAGTTAGTTTGCGCCATTCACAAACTACCGAAAAAAAAATGATCGCATTATTGGAAAGTTTCAAAAAAGCGATAAAAGAACTGGAGAGAACCGATGGCGGCTGGAAGACCAAAGAAGCAATTGCAAGTTAGTCGCGATAAAAACGATATCGACGCATTATTTAACAAGGTCGAAGACGAGTACGATTTAATTGCACTGGTAGGAAAGTTATCGGCTCAGTACGATATTAGCATGGACGCTAAAGACGCACTTAAAACGATTGTTAAAGAGTGCGTGGATTTTGGTTATAACTTGTGTATTAAAGAATCTCAACTTCGTTGATATCGTTTGCTTTGCTTTGAATGATCCCGTCAATCATAACCTCTGCAACGTCTTTCGTAATACCATCTTGGGAATGTTCAAGCAGTTTTTTAACCGCTAATCCGATTAACACTTTTGTAGCTTCAGAAGAAAGTACGCTCATTAGAATATTTAACCACATTTATCCAACCTTTTTAAAAATTTCGTTATCACTCGTTGTATAAAAATGGCATTCCTCATCGGGTGACATTTTAACCTCAACATGCAGAATGCCTTTATGATCTTCTCTAATCACTTTGCGTAATTCGGGAAGTAGCCCACTTCTTTGAGCGATAAGCAGTGCATTAAATGCTTCTTTTAGCGGAATATTAGGCACTATATCGGACGCTTCAAACTTCATGTGCGTAGAAGCTTTGGCAAGACTCCCGATAGCTTTGTTTAAAACTTTATTACGGTATCCACTTTGGACGCTTAAAGGCTTATTCCCTAAGATATGACGGATAGACTCAAGGAGTTTAGATAATCGTTTCCCCGCGAATAAAAATTGCATAGCATCGATTCTGTTTTGCTCCACTAAATGAGGCTTGCTTGATGAGTCAGTTAACTCATTGAATGAAAAATACTTGCTAAATCCTTCCATTATTTATCCTTGCTTTTTTTATAAAGCTTATTAAGCTCTTTTTTTAACTCTCCGTTAGACCCATAGTATTTACCGCATTGGAATCCAAATGAGTAACCTATGGACATAAGTATAATGATAATAATTGAGAATTGTATTTTACTTATACTCATTATTTACCTTTTAAAATCAAGATGTGCAAAGGTATGGTGATTATTAGCGCAGGTATAAAAAATATAACTGCCAAAATATGAGAAACCCACATCATAAATCAGTCCTTGTTTTTCTTGTGATAAGTTGCTCAATTATAAGCAATGCTCTTGTGCCTTGATGTGAAGCAACACCGATCATAACAGCTGATAGCCACTCATCGAATCCAGCGTATTTACAAAGCGCATAAGTAACAACCCCGATGAAGCCAGATGTGATAACATCATAAACCCACTCTCGAAATGTGAAACGTTCAATAACTCCGTCACGTACTTTCTTGATTGTATGCACTGTTCCCCCCCATACAGATAGGATCATAACCCAACCTAAAGCGAAGTACTGAGTCCATTCATTAGGTAGATTATTTAAAGGCATTGATAACTTTCCTTTTTTGTTTATTAAATTGTAACACACTATTTGACCTCAACGGAGATCAATTCTCGATATTTTGATGATTCGCCATCTTGATACGCACTATCCCCAAAAGCTCGAACCGCCAAGTACATCTCTTTCGCTAATGTGAGGCTTACCCCATCAGATAGCATAGCCTCATGAAATAGCTTATCACACATTTTTCGGTCGAAGATACGAGCCGCATATAGTGCATCATGGAGACACGCCGCTCTTGAATATAGCTCACCCATAGGGCAACCGATAACGCTCCATAGTGACCGTGGTATTGACGCTCCATCATAATCGAAAGATGGATGGACTGTAATCGTGAAATTATCGTTTTCATAAACTAGATAATTGATTAAATCAAACGATTGCTGACCAGTCCATCTGACATCAAGAGGAGTTATGAACATTAGAACTCAACCCCATCTAGTACCGCTTGAAACTCTTCATCGGTAGGGATAGACGTTAGTTTGGCATGATACGAGTTCACTGCATCCCATATATTACTCGCCCATAGGATAAATCTTACCGAAATATCGTAGCGTGACGAAGCAGGTACAGCGGCATATTTTGCAAAGCTCTCAATACTTTTGTAATCGGTTTGGTTATCAGCATCATATTGCTTAACGTGAGCGTTGATATGCTGATAAGTCATGCCCTTAAAATGAGATATTGCCTGTTCTAACACTTCTGCCTGAGTCCTAAAATCAAATAATTCAGTAGTTCCGTCGCTATTGACTTTATTATGCTGACTATTGATGGCTATAGCCCACTGTTCATCTGTAACAGCTATATTAGGCTGTGGAATATTTGATATATCGTAATACGCATCTTTGATCATAACAGTGCCATATACCGCGTCTATTGCCTCAGATACTAATGAACCGGCTTCATCATAGACCGCTTCACTCGCCGGAGTTATCTCGACCTTTTCAGTTACAGCTGGGACGAGATTGCCATGTAGTTTCTCGTCGTACCATCCTAAAATCTTCCCTGCCTCGTTAGCGTGTGCGTATTTCATTTTTTCTCCTTATGCTGTTATTGCTCGCCACATATACACCTGTGAAATCGATCCACCGCATTTCATCTTGAAATTTGTAGCTGTAAGTGCGTATGCCGTATTATTAGCCTCAGGCGCATTAGTGTATGACGTTCCTGTGATCTGAACATTATAATTTGCAGAAGATGCCGCAATTGGTAATGTTACTGTTAGCTCGGTGTTTGGATTTAACGAGACTGTAGTTCCCCACTGTTCCATTAAGCCGTTCGGAAGAACATTATAGCCGCTTGTTGCGTGGCTGAATGTGCCATCAACATACCCCTTGGTTGCGCCATGTGTGCTAGTAGTTGGAGTGTCAAACGTGGCCGTACCACTTAGGACAAGATCACCTAATGACGTCATGCTTGCAATTTTTACATCTGACGCCGTCCACGTATAACCGCCCCCGTTTGCATCGTCTAACGTCCTAAACTCAAGACTATTTCCTTGGGTTGTAGGTGTGTCTCGATTTGAGCGACGAATACCTACGTTATTAGTGTTAGACTGAGAATCACCTAGCGCGATTCCTCCGAGTGCTTGATCAGCAGATGATATTTTTAATGTAGACCCGACAAAAGAAGCGTTCTCACTAATAAACTCAGCGATATGCCCGTTGTCTAAGATTGCCCCGCCGGTGTTGTTGACTTTGATGCTATCAGTGAAAGTGGGGGAATTTATCGGGGCGAATAGTGATGTTAAAGAAGCCCACGTAACGCTTTTTAATAATCCGCTTACGCTATCCCATATTCCAAATTTATCGGAATCCACGGGGCTAGCTTTACTGCCTGCTGTGCTTATTTGCCCACCGAAACCAGTATCTAGCCAATAAGTAGCATTTGGTGGGGTTTGGTTTGTATTTGGCAAAATAGCTTTATACGTTACTCCATCAGTAAACAAAACAGAGTCATTTGTTAAATACGCTGTAGCGCTATTCCAATTCCCTTTGAAATTAGCGGCGACTATTGCGGCATCTGATGATGCTTCTGTGCTGATAGCTAAATCATCTAAATATGATGCTAGGGCGTTAATTTCAGGAACTGTATTTGTAGAAATATCACCTGTGAATGATTCCCACTCAGAAACAAATAATATTTGCTCTTCTTTATTGGTAACCGATGCTGAAGTCCTTGGGTTTGTAACTGAGCTTATTGTTGGCGCTGGCATTTTTATAACTCCTTATTTTGTTCAATTTCCCATGAAATAGTATTCATGTCTAAGTTGTTAGCTCTCGGTTCTACCCGTATAATTTTACCCACAATTATAATGTTCTGAAATTTAGAGCTTTCGCTTTCATCAATAACAAACATCATTGGTATATTTCTAGATCGTTTGGCTTTGTCTGACGTTGGAAATAGTAAATTTTGCGTAACTAATGTATCGAAATTAGCTACAGAAACAGTATCGTTTCCAATCATTCTGTCAGGGAATGAAACATTATCCAGTGTGTCGCCCATATCTTCCTGTTGCCCAGCTATGAGATACCCGCAACTTGTAGCATCTCCTCCATTTTCAAAAGTAACGCGAACATTGACCCCTAGTTTTTTAATAGGTGTAAATATCGTATCAAAATTAGCCCCATTAAAATTAAAAGTATTGTAAATATATTCGTATATATTCCAGACTTCACGACGAGGCACAGGGTAATTTTCAGTTAATAAAACAGCATCTAACGCATCAAGATATTCTATTTTTATATTAACCGCCGTGAAGTTCCCTATGCCGAGGGTGTTTTTAACTCCCCTCTCGAATTTAACTATTCCATTAGCTGTAAAATTTGTTACAGTGTCTGAGTATAAATCGAACATCGCATGAGGGTTTGACACGCTCCAATACGTCCAAAAAACCCCGATGTTAGTTAGTGGGTCATGCCCTACGTTAGGAGTAGCTACAGAGATATAAACATAGTTTCCTACCCTTGCATAATCACCTATAGCATAATCTACAATAGCATCAAATAGATCTACAACATTAGGGGCATTATTTGAAATAACATCATCGTCTATTATTTCTTGTTCAACTCGTATCATACTGCTACTTTTGTTCCAAACATAATAACTCCATCATCTAAAAAAGTATAGTTTATGCCTGATGAAAATGTAATTGATACCCCTTCTTCCCAAATAAATGGTATGTTTGTTTGTGGGTATGTCGCACCTACTATAGACGCTTTCATCCTAACACCCCGTAATGGGGTAGGATTATTTTGATCATCCACAATCCTTACTCCTCTAGTAAGTGTGACTGTATCAATGCTTTGCCCAGATGGGATATCTGCCGATGTATACGTTGTAGTTGTATTAACTTTTAACCCGCCCTTAGGGATGATAAAAAATGTTTGCATTATGATACCGCCTCTATATTTTGGTTAGATACAAGTATTCCATTAGAAATATCCCGTGACTCATTTAATACTCTAATTATATCATTCAATTTTTCATTCTGTTTTATCTGTTGAATGATTAAGGCTTCATGATTGAATCTTAGCGTATCATTCACGGTTAATAAAGAAACATCAGGGGTCAATGCCACAGACTCAAATTTATTAGCTATAACCGCTTTTGCAAAAGCGATGTCACGACTTTTTGTATCAGCTGAATCTTCAATGGCCTGTAAATACGACCTAGCATCGTCTATTGCTTTGCCACCTATGTCCTTGATGTCAACTGCTCCGGCTTCTATTGAATCAATCATTTCATTAAATGATTGACTGAATACCATGAATGAACCGACCGTATCGGATTTAATAGTATCCGTTCTAAGCTCTTTAACAAAATCCACTATTTCATTATTAAAATCCGCAAGCGAGGACATGTTTTCGGCTACTAGCTCGATTGAATCAATATAGTCTAGGGCCTCAGTTGCTCCGCCAGCAAAAGCTACTCCAAGCTCATTTGTTATCCGAGTGAGGATTTTCTCTTGATCACCAAGAGCCGACACATTTTGGAGTAATAGAGTTTGGATTTCCGAGTCTGTGAGGTTTATTGTTGATATTGCGTCGATTTGATCTTGTAGGTATTCGGCTACACTTCTTTCACCCCTTAAATTATCAACATCTGATATAGCTTGATTTAGTCGCTTAGTCTCATAAAATGTTGTACCAGTTATTGAATCGAATGCGTCCTGAAAATCAAGCGAAGCATCTTTTAGATTGTTGACTCCCTCGATCGCCCCAGTAGCAAAATCCGAAATAGCATCTAACGCATCATTGATGTACGAAACTACCTCTTCTCGATCAAAACGATCTATTCCTCCAAAGCCTATCGATGATAAATTTTCAGATAAATACGCAACATACTTAAGTGTGGCTTCTGTATTACCAGCCAATACTCTTGTGTCAAGATACGCTGTGCCGCCATTACCGCCATAAGAACCTAAAGACAGCCCTGTTGCGGCGGATGCACCCGTCACTAAATTGCCGACTGCTCTCCGTCTCCATTCCTCAGTTTTGCCTGCAAGTACAACATCTTGTGCAACTTTATATGAAAGACTCCCTATGTCTCTCATATACTGTTGAAGTAAGGACTGAGCCTCTACTTTTCCAACTGAACCTTGGCGACCGATTACCTCTAATAACTCAATCTGTCTATCTAATCTGCTGGTTATTAGTTCGGTTTCGCTATCAAATCTTGCGCCTTGTGCTTGTACATCTGCTATTGCTCCGCCGACTCCTCCGCCACTGCTTCCACCCGAGCCGCCCATAGATGTTAGCTGTCCGATTAGAGGTATAACTGCCGCTGTGGTAGTTGCTACTGCTGGCATATTTAGCGGAAAAGGAGCCGACCCCCACGCAGAAATAATAGCTTGTATCCCTTGGGCTATACCTAGAGTAGCTGATACCACTTGCATCGCTTCCGCACCCCTAGACCCCTCCTCAAAGAACCCAGCCGCCGCACCTGCTAGATTTGCATATCCTGCTATTTGATGCTCGGAATGTTCTTCTTCATTCTTTTGATACTCAATAGTTCCTTTTTCAAAGTTCTTTTTGTTTTTTTGGTACTTCTCGTCCTCTTTTTGAAGATTTGACATTGCTTTACTAATTGATGATACGGCTTTTGGTATTCCCTCTAACCCTTCGGTTTCAAATTCAATCTTAAAGGTATCAATTTCTATTTTTGAAAGCTCTTCGTTCATTTGATCTGTAGCTCGTTTTGCTAATTCAGGAGCTACGCCACTTAACGATTCGATTAATTCAGCATACTTATTTTTAATCTTCTCACTATCTTGTAATGATGCTTCATAGATTGTTAAAGCCGCATTTGCTTGACGCTGCGCAATAGTATTTAAAATTTCGTTTTCGATATCTAGTTTCTTTTGATTTGCTTGTTTGTCTAACTCTTCTTTTTTTAAGTTAAATTCTCTTTGAATTTCAAGCTCTGAGCCTTTGATACCTTTGAATTTTTCTAACTGATCTTCTTTGACAAATTCAAGTTTTTTATATGCTTGCTCTTCTTCGTTAAGCGTTGATAAAATAGCCTCACGGTCATTTGTTTTTTTGAATTCGTTTAACTCTTCGTTGAGTTTTTTTATTCTTTCGGCTTCTGCTTCCGCTTCCTTTTGCGCTTCGGTCTTTTTTTCTTCTTTAGGTTTGCCTGATGCTATTTGACTCTCTAGCATCTTGATTGTTTCTTCTAGTGATTGTACTTTAGGGTCTTTTTTGTCTTCTGCTTTACCAGTTGTAGGCTTAAAATCACGCACTAATCGATAAGCTTCGCGAGTTTCTTCTAATTTTTGTTTTAAGTCTGCAAGGTCTGATTTTTCACGCTGATAATCTTTTTCGCTTTGGAATATCCCCTTTGTTCTTGCGTCTGCCTCTGCGGCTCTTAAGTCTGCGGCTAACTCTTGGGTAGCATCGAATAAAACTGTTTTGCGATATTCTAGTTGAGCTTTAGTTAGCTTATTTAGTGATTCTGTAGTATTATCTAAGCTTTTATTGAGTTCATCGGAATCATTCTTTGCGTCAAAAAACGAAGTAGCCAAAATAGCAACGGTTGAGGCTACTGCTACGAATGGGATAGCTTTTAATGCCATACCCATAAAACCTGCTGATACACCTGCGGCACGTAATGCGTAGGCGTGTTGTGTTTGAGCTAATGCGGAAGTTTCAGCCGCCAAAGCTTCCGCACGTAATGCGGCTATCTCTGCGGTAGTTGCAATACGGTTATTAATCACACCTGTTGTTGCCGCATTTGTAGCTATTGTTCGTGCCTCTGTGGCATAAGCCCCCATCGTTTGAGCCAATGTTTCAGCTTCGGTTATTGCAAGATTTGAAGCTTTAGCGGCACTATTTATTTTAATAACTTCCGTTGATGCAGTAGTCCACATCGCCGCCGCTTTTTGCGCTCCGTACATTACTACTAAAGCGGTAGCTAGTCCTTCTATAATGCTTTCATACTCTTTAAGTGTAGTGATTGTTTCGCCTATTGCACTTTTGCCACTTTTTAGTGATTCGCTTGCGTCTTTGACTGCTCCCGATAGTGCCGACGTAAACCCGATTGATTTATCTAGCTCTTGGGCGAATAACATTGCTTCTGTTTTGAAGTTAACCATTGCTTCAGACATTCCGAAATAAGACTGCTTGAAATCATCCTCCACTGCTGAGGACATTTTAAGAAGTGCGGCGGCTACTCTTCCCGCTGTTAATTCTCCATTTTCTGCCATTTTTCGCAATGATCCTACCGGAACATCCAAGCCCTCTGCAAGTTTACGCATCAGGTATGGTGAAGCTTCCATAAGGCTATTAAACTCTTCACCTCTTAGAACGCCCGACCCCATAGCCTGAGAGAATTGTAAAATAGCACTTGATGATTCGGTAGCGGTTGCCCCTCCTAGTTTTAACCCTTTAGCAAATGTTTCTACTACTTGGTTTACCGCTTCGGTCGAAACTTTCATTTCTTTTAATGCAGGATTTAATTTTATAAATAGGGTTGTAATATCTTGAAGTGGTGCACGTGCATCGATTGAAATTTGGTAAAGCTCTTTTTGTTGCGCTACGAATTCGGTCATAGAATCGGTTGCTAGTTTTAAGCGTCCGTCCATTCGGTTAATAGTATCAGCCGCTACTACTGAGCCAGTGGCTAAGGCTCCTAGTGATAATCCAGTTAGTGCAGTTCCATAGCGTAATACTGAGCTTGTAGCGTTTCCTACTGATGAAGATAGCTTGTTGGTAGAACCCTCGGCTTTGCCTGATGCGTTGGCAAGACTATTTAAGTCTTTTTCACCTTGTTTGATTTGTGTACTATCGACCTTAAGGGTAAGAGAGTGGACTTCATTAGGCATAGATAATTCCTTGGAGGGTTTCGTTATCTAATTATACCTAATGCGTGGATGAGGCTATTCAACTACCTTAGCAATGCCCTTCAATGCCTCTGCAAAAGAGTTGTTTTTGATAGGTTTTGCACTCCCGAAAGGTGGAGACGATTGAGGGTTCCTATCGCTTACTTTATTGCAGTATGCTTGTGACATTTTTTTAAGTATCAGCACTTCATCACTGCTTAAATATACATCACACCGCGACATATAAGCATCTATCTCTTGGAATGAAATAGGGCTTAACCCCATACCGTTAGATGAACACCATCCGAGATTACTAAGATGATTTATGAGATACTCAGCCCCACCAATATCAGGGTATTCGAGCTTTTGCCATTCTCCTCTTGACTTTGCCTTGTCTGGCTTGTAATCTTTATCGGGAGTAGATTGAGCGTAACCACTCTGTGCGGCGTATGTTACAAGTCGCTCTCCGATTTCTTCAAAGACTTTCCCGATTGCTCCGAGAAGTGCTTAACTTGTAGTGCTATTACTGTGGATTTTTTCAAAATATCAATGGCTTTTAGCATATCGAAGTCCTCATCTACGCCGTCCCATCCATCAATCAGCGTCGCGTACATTTCCCTGCTTAACTCTTCGAGCAATTCGTCTTTTAATTGTTTTTTATCATTCAAATTTGATTCATATTTCATGAGTTCAAAATATCTTAATCGCATTGCGTTTTGAGCTATTGAACCTTTGAACGACTTAAGTTGATGCACGAACAATGTCACGCCTGTTTCTAGGTCTGTTTCAATATCAATTATTTTGAGAGGTTTTGAAGGTGTGTTTCCGATGTTGCAGAGTTGGTTGATAGTCATAATATCCCCTTTTTAGGAGATATTATAGCAAATTAAGCTGTTGTTCCAGCCGCCTTATATAACAATGGTACTTCCATAAATTCAATTGTAGTTTCATACACCACGCTTGAATCCATAGTTACAGGCATAGCCAGAGCAACCACTTTGATCTCACAAACGATATACGTCGGGTGTGGTGTTGCCCCTGCTGCGGGTTCATCGTCAAGCGTAAGGATAAGGTTGCGATAACCTGCCGTAGTTCCTGCCGTTGAGTGTGCCAATACTAGATCAGCTTGACCAGTAGCGTTAGCTGCATCGAATACAACCGATAAGGTCATATTGCCAGCAGTTTGCCCGCCGATTGATTTTTTAAATCCGCCCCCAAATACTGAAAGCGTATTAACCGCCCACGTACCAAAATCGATATTACCACTTGCCGTGATATTCTCGATCTCTTTTGCTGTTGCCAATGCTGTTTCAATATTTGAAACCGCCGCATAAGTTCCTGCTGCCGCTAAGTGAAACGTTGTTGAAATTCCGTCTACTGATGGGATATCAGCCATGTGTATGTCCTTGTGTTAAAATTTTTAATACTCTAAAAGAGTACAGACCAAACCAGTCCCGCCAGTAATTGCAATCGTCCCGCGTAGATATTCTGCAATCGCTTCCGTACTGATAGACTTAACCGCACCTGCGGCGATAGAACCGACCGAGAACCCAGCTGATACATCAACTGAACCCACCCCTGATACATTAATTGATGTAGAACTTGCTCCATCAATAACTGGAGTCAGCGCCCCCGCTGTTGCATTACGAAAAATAAGAGTTTGGATAGCTCCTGATTTATACGTAAAAGTATCCAGAGTTCCAGTTAGGGTAGTTTCTGCAATCGTCACTACTCCGCTACTTCTAGCTTGCGTTGGTACGATAGTTGCCATGTATTCTCCTTGTTTTAAGTTTGAGATTTCTCATTCAAATTATAACACTACTTTGAAATGACTTTATATTGCACCGTTACTGGAATCATATACGCACCGTTATCCATTTGTAAACCACCCGAAGCATAAGTGGGACGGCTTACTTTTAACTCTCCACTGATTGCGGTTGTGTTTGGCAAGGCGTTAATAATTTTGTCGGCAATTTGGGCGGCTTTTATTTCTCCTAAATCGCCTTTTATTACGCAATCGCACTGGATAAGCCCTGCTTGCAATATTCCACCATCGAATGAGAATGTTGAAGTGGGTATAGGCATTACGTGGATGCGCACATATTCGTCAGGCAATACGGTCATGCTTGCGTTCGGGTATTTCCTATTTGGATAAAGTACCGTTGGAAGTGTAGCAATGCCTACTATTTTGGTAAAAATTGAAGTTAATAGCGTTTCATGTGTCATTTAAACCCTTTTAAACTATTTTGTATTTCAGCGATACTAAGGCGAAAAAATCCTGCGGGTGCTTGAGTTGAGAAGTGATTAATAACTTTTGTACTATTTGCCCACGGAAATAATCCATACTCTAGCTTCCGAATATAATCGAGATTATTAGTCAAATAGAACACTTTACCACTTGCAATTTTAGCAGTTGCCAAAGCGTCCATAGTTGCATCATTAGCACGTCGTGTTTCGCTTGTTTCGCTTGAAGCTGTGCCGATAGTAGCAAACCAGTTCCCCCTAGCTCTTCCAGTATCAGCAGGAGTTTTGCGAATGATTAAATCTGAAGCCGTTGCACATATTTGAGTTACTGAGTTATCAATGCTTAAATTGGTTCTTTTGGCATATCCCGCTATACCTGATGCAAAACTCATGTTCGTAACTGCACTTTGTAAAGTAAATTAACGTCTGCGGGTTGTACCTTATTGATTGATACAATAGCGTAAACTATAGAGCCGTCCACCACTTTATCATCAACCTCTAATAGTGAAGTTGTGAGTAACTTTTTATCAGTAGTAAGGATTAGTGTGCCGTCTATCTCGTTTTGACCGTATGATACAATTACGCCATATATATCGGTATCGTTTGGAGTTTGCGTTGGATTAAAATCACTTCCACTATTTGTGATCGTGCGCTTTTTAAGTGTTTTTCCGAAACTGTTTACTAATCGTGTGGCTGTTGCTGATAGGTTTGTATAGTCGAATTTAGGCACGAGATACTCTTAATCCACTTTGAATGAATGGGCGTAAAATGTCATTAAGTGCCGTGAACTGTTGCGCTGATGTAGTGTAATCTTGGTACTCAACTTCGATAACGTCAACTTTCTCACGCTTCACCGCTTGGCTAACTGTACTTTGTAAATCTGAACCGCCATCAATGAGCAATGCCGCTATCATTTGTGCTTTTTTAATTTCGTTTGGTACGGTTAAACTATCATATTCACATGGGGTCACATTATAATAATTTTGAGGGTAATTATTGTATGGGTAAATGCTATCGCAAAGGATACGCGGAAACTGTAAAGCCTGATTGTATACGGTCTTTTGTCCTATGTAGTTTCTACTCTCTAAATAATCCATTGCTTTAATCAATAATACTGTTTTATCAGTAGCTACAATGGTAATGCCACGATCTGAAGCATAAGTGGTTAATTCTGCCTCTGTAACGTATGAATTTTCACCGACTGTTATTGTTGCCATTTAATACCCCTCAATGTGCCCTTGAACTTTTGCACGGAAAGAGTTCAAGGCAGTTAAATTATCTTGTACGAGAATTTCTAAATAATCCCCTTGCGTACCATTTACGAAAACAACCGATCCAGTATTATCTTTGAAGTTTCCGATAGAGTTTGTCCCATAGTCTCCGCCTCCTCCTGATCGTGTCGAGTATGTAATATTTCCAATATCTACGACGATATCGCTGTTGCTTTTCCAGTTGGTAAGCGTCTTATATAGACCAGTTGAGCCATTATATAATCGTATCACAATGCCATTGGTTAAGGCTGTTAAATTACCAAACAGCCCATTATCGCCCGCTGTAGTGTGAGTCATTTCTAAAGTAAGGCTCTCAATATGCCATATCTCAGTAGATGGGGGATAAGCTTTAAATGACTGCGGGGACGACAATGTACCTGAAACGTCCATGCTTATCACGGCTTTTGTGATTGTGTCCCCGATCAAATACCCATTGTCTAGTGGTCGATCGAGAGTTGCAAGAGTTCCGACCAATACAGTTATCTTTGGGTGAACCGTCTCTGATACTCCATCTTGGATATGAACGAAGTCTCCCACTGCGAAACCTGTTGCGCTTGTTAATGTTATTTGTGTGCTTCCTGCGGGTGCATCAGCTGCGAATGTTGTTTCGGTAGCTGTGTGTTGGTGGAAATAATTATTTATAAAGCTATGATGAACATCTGCGTCATGGGTATTAATTGCGCCATTGAATGATTGAAGTGGGTTTCCTAGCCCATCTGTTAAGGATACTTTCAATATCCTACCGCTTGCATAATCTCCGTTAGTCTGTAACTTTTCGCCCTGATAGGTGATAGTGTCTAATGCAAAAACAGAAGAAAATAAAAACGCTAATAGAATAATTTTCTTAATCATGGGGTTCCTTTAAATATAAAAGTGAAAGCGGGGTTACTCCCCGCCCTCTGTTTTAGATTCTTTGACTTCTTTTTTAGCTTTTTTTTCTTCTTGCTTTGCTTTTTCACGAATCTTTTGGATACGCTCGTCTGCTTTGATGCCCATTGTAAGCTCCTTGTTTTAGTTGGATAATTATACCCTCGGCTAGGAGGGTACTGTTAAACAACTGTTTTTGCTTTAATAGCTTCCTTGAGTTCAGCGGATGTTAGGCCCTCTGTCTCAATGCCAAGCCCCATAGCTTCATCGATCAAAAGCTCTTTAGCTGTTTTATGTTCTTCTTGCTCTTCTGAGCCTTTTATAACCCACCCTGCATCAACCCAACCTTGAAGGTCTACAGCATGAAAAACTTGCGCTTCCTCTTTGCCTTTTACAACTGTGACTGGGGACATTTAGTTCACCCCGCGTACAACGTGTGCAGAAAGCGTTAACGCCGTTGCAGTCGTTCCGACCTTGGTAACAGTAAGCTTATAATGCGTTGCATCGTTGCTACCTACTGCATCCGCTACTTGACGAGTATTAAAGGCAATTAACTTAGAGCCAGTTTCCATCATAATATCGTTAGTAACAGTGTAATAAGTACCACCTACCGCCGTACTAGCTAAAAGCTCAACGGTGTAATGGTTTGAAGCGTCAAAGGTTCCTGTTGCAACAGTTACGTTAAGCAAAAGCCCCAAATCTTCATCGCCACATCCAATAGATGGGATTGTAACCGCTGTAGTGCTTGCGGTAGTTGTGACCGCTGTGGAAGCGGCGACTTGTAGTTCTGCATCGATAGGACGGTTGTTTAATAGATTAGGTGTTGCCATGCTATTTCCTTTATTTTTAGTGTTTAATCACGCAACCATCGTTGCTTTCGTGAACCCTGATAGGCGTGTAAGATTATAAGCACCTTGTACAAGTACAGCCGCCATCCAATCAACTTGGTACTCATTTTGTGAGCCTGTTTTAGTTTCACGAGTCATAATCCCCGCTTGACCTGACAACCAAGAAACAGCACTTTCACTCAAATTCGCTACGAACAGAGAAGAAGTTGAACCGCTTTCACCGAATCCGAGGATATCAGCATTCAAGTTGTTACGACGGATAGGGATAATTGGAACATCGCCATAACGAGGAACTGGCACACCAAACTCATTTTTATCGAATGTAACAACGGTCTCCCCATATTGATTAATCAACATCGGCATATTGTAGTTAGCGAAAATGACACGGTTAGCGTCACCGTCTGTTTCTGCAAGTGCTTCGTCAAGTTTTGCACGACTAAGAGCCGAACCACCATTTGCAACGTGATAACCACGATCAACACGACCATTCGTACCGGTTCCGATAAATGATTTCAAACCGTCAAAGTCTTTAACGTCCGATGTTGAAGAACCGTTAAAGAACTGATTCATAATACGCATACGGATAGCTTTGATCTGATCTTCTTGTTTACGCATCATTACATCATCACCGAGTTGTCCAACAAGGGCATAGTCTGCACTTAGTTTTCCGCCTGTGAGTTTTAACGCCTCTTGCATAGGTTTTGTTTCGCCATTGCTTGCAGTGTAGTTTTCGTTAAACGCACGAGAACCTGCACTTGGGAGTGTCTTTTCTTCATTCCATCCATAAGAGAGTGAGCCACCGATTGACACGATTGGTACACGATTGAAAAATTCTTCACTTTCCATAAAGTTCTGAATCACCATCGAAGCCATGTTATCTTCACGACCTTGCGCTATACGTTGTAATTCTACGATATTCATGTTTTACCTTTCTTATTTTGTAAAGAACGCTTTTTGCATTTCTTTAAATGTTTGAGGAGTATCTTTTGACCCGTCGCCTTGTTTTCCGCCGCCTGCGCCACCGCCTGAATTGTCGGGGGCTTTGATATATACCTTGCCTTCACCTGTCGCCCACTCACTCATAAAGTCTGTCAATGGTTTATCACCGATAACCGCTTGATTGTCTTTTAATTGCGTTTGTGAGCGTAGCAACGCTTTAACCGCTGGCATAAGCTCAGGAACAACCCCTGCACTTGTTAGAGCGTTTGTCAACCCATCGTCAATGATAAGCTTTTGGAGCGCACCATCTTTTTCTCCGAGTTGCGCCATAAGTTTTTCGGTGTCTTTAGCTTTGAGCTTAATTTCGCCGTTAAGTTTTGCGTTTTCGGTTTTAACGCTTTCGAGTTCATCGATCATTGCGTAGTATTTATCGGCGTCAATTTCACGCGACTTTGTACGCTCTTTTTTAACCTCAGACAAAAGCTCTTTGTTTTTATTCGCTAAGCTTTCTTTTTCGGCTTTCAACTCGTCTACTAACGCTTTTAATTCATCTTCATTCATAACACGTGTTCCTCACAAAGGATAATTTGTAACCGTCACAGACGATTGCATTCGATAATTATAACACTTATTTAAGCTCCTTAATTTTCAGCGAATTAATTTACACAAATTACTCTTTTACTATTGACACTCTAAATGTTTTAAGATATAATTATGGTATCTAAAAAGAAAAGGTGGAAAAGATGCTTGACTATGAAAACATAATTGCACGATCAAAAGTAGAGAGTGCTGAAAAATGGAATGATATTATTTCAAAAGTTCCTATGCTAAATTTTAAAAAAGAGTGGGATGTTAAAATAATTCCTCCATTTGCTGGAGCAGTGGTACGGTTTACAATTAATAAAGATGGCGTACAAGTATGCAGTATATATTTGGATTGGTATGACCGTTTAGGAATATGTGGAAGTCCTTACTATGAGCTATACCCATTTGAATATGATACTAAAAGATATTCACTCGAAGAAACTAAAGAGCTTATTGATGATATTAATACTATATGGGAAGCTTCATAAATGACCAAACAAGTAACCTACACCCGAAAATCAACCAACACAAAAGCCCACTCATACACTTGTATCTGTGGCAAAACTGAGTTAGGACGTAAGGGGCAGAAGTTCTGTAGTAATAAGTGCAAACAGCGGGATAAGAATGATAAGGCTAAGGAGGCTAAATTATGAAACCACACGATATAAAAAAGAGAATCATATATACTAAATCACAAATTGAAAAATATGCTGAAATAGTATATGATCAAAATAGCATTACTAAAACAAAAAGAAATTTAAGTGCTTACATTGATTTAGCATATAATAATCTTTCTTATATTGATATATCAGAAAAATATAGCATATCAATGCCAACTGCTTCTCACGCTATTAAGCAAGGTTATAAATTTGTATTTTCAGTACATACTAAGCACAAAATGCAAGAACTTGGGTTTATTGCAATAATTTAATGATTATTATTAGTACATAATCACTTCAATAAATCACGCTGTTTCAATTCCGAAAGAGTAAGAACATCACCGTTTTTACTCATAAATTTATCAAGCGTGATTTTTCCATCTCTAAATAGTTTAGCACGTTCAACGCCTAATACTTCATTTTGTATAGTATTGCTTTGGGTTTTTAGCCAATCTCCATAATTCATTGAGGCTTTTATTTGACCATTCATTGAGGCACGTGTCGATTCAGTAAATAGATTGTATTCTTTTTTAAGCTTAGGTGATAATACTGACCTACAACGATAATGTGCTGGCAAGTGTGGAAGCTTATCAAATGGGTATACTTTACCATCGCGTGAGGCGCATAGAATGGTTGTACGTGCATCAAGTACGCTTATGTATTCCATGCCTTGAAATAAATTCTCGTATGGCTCCCATGTTGCAATTCGTGCTTCATTACCTACATGATTAGCAACACTTAACACAACCGCTCTCGCTTGATCTATAGTGCGTGTCTTACTCAACGCCACTATATTACGTGCTATAACGTCCGTTGTGTCACCTGCGGTTAGACCAGTAGTTATGAGGCTTTTCACATCCTTTGATATTGCTTTACCAAATTTGGCGATGAGGTCGTCAATTGTTTGTCCTGAGCTGTCAGGAGATAGGAACATTTTATTATTTTGGAGTATTCCGGTGATAATGGCTGGCTCTAATCCTGCACCGATTGTAACACTTGCTACCGTACTATCATTGAGTAGCTTTGCGCTCCAAGTGGACTCATACTCGCCTAATTCTTGCATTGATTCAAATAACAACGGCTGTATTTTTGTAACTGCGCCGCTGATAATTTCGTCAATTTCTTTGAGTAGCTGAGATTGTCGTGCTAGTTGAAAGGGTGTAGCATTGATGAGCTTTAGTGAGATTTCGTCTCGCATTGAAACTAGAATAGGAATAATGTCGTTTTTGACTATACCATTGCCGTACCTCTCAATCCAAATTTGGTGCCGCGTTAATTGGTCAAGCATTTATTATAAACCATTCCCACTTATCTCAATAGAACCCCTATGCTCTTCAAAAGTAACACTCTCCCCGATCAATTCGCCTTTTTGGAGATTAATAAATAGTTCCTGCTCACTTAATGCTCCTGTTTGCCATGCTGAAACTAACGCCGTTAATGTTTGTGCATCCATTGTGCTTAGGTTATAATCTGTATTAAGTTTAAATTCAACTGTACCGTTATCCCCTGACCATTCAGCCATAATCTCTAAAGCCTTTTTAACCCCTCTTGATACTGTTTGAGCGATTGAAATAATAATTGCTCTTTCCCCTGCTGTTTTCATAGCTAAGGTATTTTCTGCTATCTGAGCGTTATTATCGGTATTTAAAATCCTTGCACCTAGTACCGCCATTGATTGCTTAGATGATTCCATCTTGCGTTCTAGTGTTTGAAGTCCGTCGCCTTTGAACTCTAAGAACTCCATTCGTGCTTGCGGGTTTTGGAATACATGAATAGCGGTTGATCCTAGTTTGATAGTTTCGCCTTCTGCGTTTTGATGCCCTGCGATGTAAGCGGTAGGTAATGCGGTGAAGTGGGCCCCATGTGCGTAGTCCACCGCAGTAGCAAAGTAATTCAAGTTTACTTTTGCAAGGTCGTATAATGGAGATTTAGCGGGTGTAATCGTCAAGTTATCGGGAGTAATTGGGATGAATGGAATATAAGTCATATTCTTACCGTTCATCATCGGATATGATTCGCTTACCAATTTGAAACCGACCCCTAAAAGCTTTTTAACACTATCTACAATAAAGTTTGATTTTTCGTTCTTCTCGTAAACTTCTTGCTTATAGATTCCTTTTTTAAGTTTAAGAACTCGATACCGTCCGATTTGTGCGCTTTCATAATCGTTTTTATATTGGTCTACCACTTCGTAAAGCACTACCATTGAAAGAGCCGTAGCGTTATTAATTGTTGTTGTTTTCCAGTTTATAATTGACTCAGTAGTGTAAAGTTTTAATGATGGTCGGATGTTTAATAACTCAACCTGAGCAACAGTCATTCCTTGTGTATTTACGTTTGGCATATCTACCAATAGCCCACACCGTCCCATAGTTGCAACATCAGCGGTGCATACTTGTGCTAAGTCAGTTAGTGTTGAATTATCAAGGTCAATATTTTGTGAGTATTCGGTGAGTTTTGCGCCTAATTCTATTTGTGGATCTTTTGAGAAAATAAGTCCGGTAATTCCGTCTAGTGTACGGGAGGTGAAATTTTCAAATACTGCACGATTTACGTATGAGTTATATTCAGGTACCGTTTGCCCTTCAAGTTTTGGAACGTATGCAAGTGCATTAGCTTTTATACTATCGTCACCTGCGATACAATCACGCATCAATACATTTTGTGGTATATACTTAGTATATAGATGATGTCTTGTATCAACTGACATTTAATTAGTCCTTATTTGAATATAAGCAATTTATTATTGATATTATAACTTATATTTGCAGTTATCAAAGTGATAGCGAGCCATTGCATTAATACCTCCCGACTTATTACAATGAGGACATTCTGATTTTCTATAAGATGCTCCAGTTTTTCTAAATGATATCTTCAATTTATGATCATTTGACAATTCTTTCATTTTTTTACCTTTCTTAGCTAATGATATCTTTGTCTTTGTGTCATTGGAAAGTTTTTTGCCTTTGTGTATCATAGATATTTTAATTTTTTGCTCATCAGAAATTTTTTTACCAGTGCCTGCTTGTCTTATCTTTTCTATAGCTTCTTTGGTATGCTTGTACCCTTTATTAGCTATAGATAAAAGTATCTTGGTATCTTCGTTTGTTTTATGTCCTAATCTATGTTTACAATTTTTCATTACTTCACTATGTGCTTTACGTGCCTCTTCAAAACCATAACTATTAAAATATCCTTTTATGTTCCTATAGCCCCTAAAACTGCTAAAAGCAAGTGCCATAGAGCTATCTCTGTATATTCTCCAAAGCAACCAATGCGCTACAAAATGCTCACGCGCTGATAATCTAACTAAATTGCTTTTATCATTACTCCCACCATGCGACTTAGGGATAATATGATGTTTTTCAGTGTAAGTTTCTTTTAGAAGTGCATTGTTTTGTCTATTGGTAATTAATTCGTTGTAGATTCTTTGATAGTTCATTGCAGACCCCACGTCTATGATATTTTGTAGTAGGTATGACGTGGGGGAAATACCCACTACAAAACCTCATAACACAGTAATTATACTCTTATTACACTTAAATCAATGACCTGTCATTTTCATTGAGCCTATTTGTTGAATAATAGGGAACCTCACCGAAGTGTAATATCTCAACGCCGTCGTAATATGCTGATATTGACTATCTTTTTCTTGGAAGCTTGAACCATCTTTTAATTGAGTGGTAGATAACCCCTTATCAGTATATTTACAAATTGACGGATTTACATAAAAATTAATCTCATCCAGTGCGTTTAATATCCTAGCCCTTAAACTGTTTTGCCCGTCCATAATCGACTTTGTGGAATAAGGTATTCTATCTGTTACCGTCCAACCATCGGATTTTAATATCTCTTTAATTGAACTCCATGATGACTCTTGACTGTGTTTCTCTCCTGCTCGTCCTGCTGGGTCACCGTATAGAAACACTTGTTTGATTTTTGAGTCTTTATACCGTTGTACGAATTCCATCGCTGCATTCTTTGCGACGGCACTTTCTAATATGATCTCATCCACCACATAGGAAACGTTACCGTACTCCTGAATAATAGCCGATGACATAGGGGTATAGTTGAAGTCATGCGTCCAAATAATCGGGCGGTTTTCATCGTATATCTTATCAGTATGATTAGCTTTTGAGTAATCTTCATAGATACGCCCTGTTGCTGTCTCAAAGCTTGCCTCATACTCTTGTAAGTATTGTTTACGGCTCATCCGTCGCTTTGCCGCTTCGATTGTTGCAGCGGGTAGAATGTCCGACGATTTCCAGTGGTAAAGCTTCCATTGTGGGTCGTTTGCTGTTTCGGAATAGGTAGCCATATCGTAATAGAAGTTTAATCCGTCTGGTACACCAATTAGCCAACACCATGCTAAATAGTCAGGACGTGACGGATTAAATGTATCAAGTGCTGGGGAAATGTTTGCCTCCCATGCTCCCTCTTTAATGTCGGCTATTTCGTCGATAATACCACCGCTCCAAAATGTACCTTCGATACGTTCGGGTTTATCAAGTCCTAAGAGTGTGATTGTCGTTCCATTTTTAAAAAATAGTGTGAGTTCTGTTTCTGATGGTGATTTGAGCTTTTGAGATTCAGGCATAAGCTTTTTTAAGTCATTCCAGTAAATCTTCTTGACTTGGTTTATAGTTGGAGCCGCGACAAAGTATTGCTCATTTGGATTTTTGAGTGCTTGTTTTATTATGTACCGTTTCGCTCTTTCAGTCTTACCGCTACGACGACCTGCTGGAACTACTTTAAAACGTACATCGTCATTTACAAGGGCTAATTGTACGGGGTGATCGATAAGTTTGTACCATCGTTTTTTATTGATCTCGGATAGGTATTCCATTAATCTGGCAGTCCGTTAGCAATAGCCAAACTTATGTCCTCTATTGAAAGATTCGTTAATTGATTGTTTTGTGTGTTTACTTCAATTTTGCTATTTTGTGGATTCGCTATTGACTCAATATCTTTCACCGCTGAAACACCCGCTTTAATGTCTGACGCTGTTTTGTATGTCTCGCCACGTATTCCTTGACTAATCAATCCTTGAAACGCTGTAAGTAATTGTCGGTTATTTCCTATCAATTTATTATCAGCTGTTAAAGTTGATATTTTTGTTTCAAACATTTCGCTTATAATTGGATTTTGTGTATAGTTTTGTGCGATTCGTGAAGAGGTCGCATTAATCTCGTCTATGTCGGATTTTACGTCAAATTTAATGACCCATTTATCCGTGTTAATCTTATTGGTAAGTATTGCTTTTGGGATATTAAATTTATTACAAATTTCGTCCTTATCGAAGCCCTTCTCGTAAGCCTCTTTAATTACTTCCCAATTATACTTACTCGGTCTACCTGCCACTTGTTACCTCTTGCGGTTTAATAAATTAAAAGCTATAATGCTTATGCGAATATAGCTTAAAAGTAAAGCGTTTGGTTTCCAACCAAAGGACGAGAGAGCGTTACTCATCTATTCGCTCCATATCTCTAACCCATTCCCCTTTATACATTCCGATATTTAACTCATTTATTTTACTAAATGGTATAAACTGCCCTGTAAATCTTTCTTTTGCTTTTGGATTTATAAAATAGATGTACTTGTACATATAGCCTATTAATGGCTTCCAACCTATAAAACATTCATCTAGGTATTTACGCTCATTTGAATATCCCTTAGCTTTCATTTCTTTTGTATATTTGTTTTTTTGCGAAGGGCTGAAATTAATAAAGTGTGTTTTTTCTCCATTTGGAAGTTCTATAATTCGGTTATTTTCTTTTATCTGTGTTAAATAAAAATTACTAGCTTGATAAATTGTTCCGTGTCCACATTGTGTTCCGTCTGCAAAACTAACAACCCATTCAATCTGTGGAGCATTTTTCTTCATCCATTTAAAAGCCATAGCTATAGCTCTTGATTCTGCGAATCTTGGAAGTGCATCGCTAAAAGCCATCCGATTTAGCTCTAGCATTCCGCTCCATTCTGTACCGCTTACAAGCGGTAGCATTTTGCGTTTATCAGTAGGGCTTCCAAATTGCATTGCCCCTAATAATAATCCCTTGTAAAATACTCCGAAGTTTAAATTACTATTTTGAACAACTTTACCACTGTAATGATATTTTTTTACGATTTTATCTGCCTCTGTTTTGGCTATTGGTTTAATTATTATCTCTTTAGCTGACACTTAATAACCTCATTTTCTTTTGTAAATTTGCCGATGCAAAAATCATAAACTTCTTGTGTTCTACCATCTTTAGTTGTTACAATCCAAACCATTTTTAAAAACCTCGCATATATAATATAGTGCGTTACCGTTGCTGTTTTCATTGATTCCAGCAGGGTCATGCAATGGATACAGCTTAGCATCTTTTATGGCTTTTTCTATCAATTCATGTTGCTCGTCCGAAACAGTAAATGTCATGTTACGAATAGGCTCACGATCACCAGTTGGAAGGTCTATTTCAATCTCATCTACTTCCTCATTTTCGTTAAAATCAAAATCAAAACCTAACTTCGAATAATCAAAATTTAGCTCGTCCAATTCGATTAATTCAAGTTGTAACAAATCTTCATCCCACCCACTATTTAATGCGAGTTTATTGTCTGCGATAATGTACGCTTTTTTCTGCGCCTCTGTGAGGTGTGACAGCTCAATCGTTGGCACTTCTTCAAGCCCTAATCGTTGTGCCGCCATAACACGCCCATGCCCCGCTATTATGCCGTTATCACCATCTGTCAAAATAGGATTAGTAAACCCAAACTCTTTTATACTCGCCATGATCTGTGCTACTTGCTCATCACTATGCGTTCTGCTATTCCGTGCGTATGGCACTAACTCTTTGACTGATTTATAAACTATTTCTTGTTTCATCTCTTTACCCCATCATTAGTCTTAATACTAGGCACTTCCCAAACTCTCTTTAGTTCACCACCACATAACTCACAATGCTCGATTCGGTCACTTTCGCTCATAGGCTTTGATATTGTTAATTGTATAGTGCATTTGGGGCATACGTAATTGTAAATCAAAATAAACCTCTTTGTAAGTGTGAGTTTTCTGCTATACCCTTTTTAAATTGAGAGTATGGGATATTGCTTAAATCAAGTAAACCTTGTAAGTAGCGAATATAGCACGATTCAGTTGCAAAAGTCAATCCTTTGCTACACTCTAAAATAACACTTTGTGGTTGTGCAGTGATTAGGTCGATAGTTTCCACGTAGTTTTCAAGCTTAACGGCTTCTAAGTGCTTTAAGATCACCGTGATAGCTATCTCTTGCTTATGGAATGAACGGATAACAAACGCAACAAGATACAAGTCATCGTTTAAAATTTCCGATAACTGGTAAAATTGTTGTGCTGTATTCACATTCTAACCTAATCTACCATTAATCAAATCATCGGAATAGGCTCGCTTCAACCCTTCAAACTGCATGTCTTTTCTTGCAATAGCATTCTCATATTGAGTGAGCATCTTATTTTGCTTTTCGATGTGTTGTTGTAGTTTGTAAACGGTTGAGTTAGCAATACCTAAACGTCGGTTAATATCCTCATTATCATCATGTGATAATTGTAGCTCTATTTCTAACGCTTCTGCATAAATCTCTAATAGTTCAATATCATCACGTAGTTTTCGTTTACTTACACTCATATAATCACCTTTTTATTAGTCTCAATACGTCGGGCAAAAGGTGAATTAAAACCCGACTTATTCAAACTATTATGACCTCTTAACCTATCTTGCGAAGCTACCATTGGCACCTTATCAGAAAAGAGGAACCTTTTATGAAACACACTATTGCATACTAGACGAATTCGGTCTTCTGCGGTGTGCTTCATTAAAAGTTCCGACGCTCACCTTTCGTGAGTTTGTCGATTCAACCACCGATTGCTCAGTGATTGCGTATGTGTTATTATAGCTTATTTATCTTAAAATGGTGCTAAAATAAACTCTTATTATTATAAAAGTTCAATTTTTCTAATTCCTTCAATCTTAGTAATATGCCCTTTTTTAAGCCAGTTTTTAGAGCAATTCTCTAGTAATAAAAACATGATTGGCTCATCGCTTAAAAATCCACCAAATGTAAGCTGATTTTTTTCATTTTCAATACAACACACTATTTCAGCGATAAAAAATGTATTCTCATCACTATAAAAATATCTTTCAACTTTTACCTTATCACCTATTTTAACCCCTAGTTTGTTTAAATATTCCACTTGTTGTTTATATCTGATTTGTGATTTCTTTTGCATTGCAGGACTCCCATCCATAAGTTGATAAAGAGATAGGAGGATGGGAGGTCGTAACCTATCCCTCTATCAAATTATTACAGTCTAATTATAGCTGTAATTCCTTAATTTTTTGCTAAATCCCCAAATATTCCGTAATAACTTTTTTCGCTTCATCGAACGAATAGCATACGAAGCACATATACCCACTTGCAGATAACCCAGCTATCCATTCACGCTGATTTTCAGATACTTTTCCTTTTACGCTCTTCATCTCGATGAACAGACCATGAGCGTGTATTGATGGGTATGCAAGGAAAATATCAGGTACTCCACTTTTTACACCCTCTGCTTTTAGTTTGGTAGCAGTAACGATATTTCGATGCCCGCCGTTAGGGATTGCAAACATCATTGTAAATTGTGGATGTTTTGCGCTTTGAAGTTTTGCCCATGTAAATAGTTTTTTTTGCTCTTCGTGCTCAGTTTGTTTCACTTTTGTACTCCAAATAATATTTATGTGCTATTGCGCGTTGTTCTTCAATCGGATACACTTCACGCCATTTTTTAGGCGTTCGGTGTGGTGATAAAAACTCATCGTGCTGATGATGGTTATTGCACAATGGCAGAACTTCACGGTCATTTTTAATATCGGTAGAATTATTTTTTACATGGTGTAATTCTATGTATGGGCTATTACATACAATACACCCAAAGCCTTGCGAGTGCATCCATGATAAAAACGTCTTATCTTTTATCGGTTTTGGCTTCAATGGTGCTTTATGCTGTAGCTGTTGTGATTTTGATATACCAATCATTTTTTATAAACCTGTGGAAATATATCTTTGCTATCTTCTTCCGCATACTCAATTCCGCGCTCAAAACCTCCTTTTGCGTATCGGTATAAAAACCCTGCTACGAAAAAAACTGACGCAACAACTATGCCGATAAAAGTTGCAATCATCCAAATAACGATTTTCATTTTATTCCACTTTGCAACAGATAATAAGCCAACAACGCCTCATATATTCTATGATACGCTTCATTGTTTCTATAATTAGCGATTGTGTTCCGGTGGAGACCGTAGAAGTCGCCTATTTTTTGGTTGGATGGTTTTTTGGTTTTAGTCATTTAACTTCTACCCATCTACTTGCAGATGTTCTAGCAAAGTTTTTTCCATCTTTTTGAAAAAATGAGCTTTGAGAACTAAAATAGCTAGAGGCAATCCATCCATCATCGCATAGCTTTTTAGCTTCATCATATGCAATATCTTTTCTTTCTGAATATGTTGTCTCTGGAATCTCAAACTCTAATGTTTTTCTTTCAATTTGCATACCAACTTTATCTAATCCGTTTACTGAAATATCACAATCAATATATGCTAATCCAGTGATAGCCTCTGCAAAATCTGCAAGCGAAATTTTTGCTTCTACAAATTCAATTGACGATAATTCATCTTTTATTTGTATAGATATTATTCCATTGCCTTTATTACTTGATTGTCTTGATATTGTTATCTTACCTTTCATATTCTCCACCTTCTTTAAATATCCGTTATTATAACACAAATAATATGTAATGTCAAGTATTTATGCAAAATTTGTTTAATTTCTTGTTACTAACCCATCCACTAATGCGGATACGGTTGTGTTTTGGCGTGTGCCAATCTGTTTAATATCTCGGTGCAAATACTTCTCTAGTTGTTCAATTACTTTGCGCTCTAAGCTATTAGGCTCTTGCTCATTTACTTTCATAATGATTTTTTTACCACCAAGCTCATTTAGGACGCATACTTGCTTATCCGAAAGATTAAAAGTCAATCTCATGTCTATCTTGTTCAGAATCTGAATATAGCCCTCCCCTTTTTCCTCAGCGTGGCTAAGTGCTGTTTTATTCATTGAGTGCATAAGACTAACTATTTCCTTTGCTTCTGCAATAAAATCGTTTTTAGGCGTGTTTGTGTAACGCTCAGATACTATTTTGACTCGATCAAGCCCGTTCTTGAATGAAAACTCATCACCACTTAGGTCTTTGAAGAACTCTTTATACTTTGCGGGAGGTATGTTTGTAATGTAATCTGATATTTCAGCATCTACGAAATGACCGCCGACTATTTTTAACTTAGATTTTATATCGAGTATTAACTGGTTTTTCATTTTAGTAACTCGGGATTTTCATAAATGTTGCCTATTACTTCAAATGAATGTTGGCAATGCGAGTGAACATTAAACCCACAATCTTCCCATCTCACTTCGTATGCTAAATAAATTCCACCTTTTAAAATATCACCTTCGTATACCTCAACACCGTTTTTGTCTTTTAGTCCAGTGAATTGCATAAGAGTTTTAACTCGTTTTAATTGGTCATTTAGTGGCTCATATTCTTCAAATGCTAAATCATAAACCATTTCATACCCATTTTCATCTTCTCCAAATGGAGGCTTTAACCACGCTCTAAATTTAATCTTTCTCATTTGTTTTGTTCCTCCCACTCTCTCTGAGCGTTTGCTAGTTGTATATCAAGCGTTTCACTTGGACTCATGCCTAGTTTGTCTTGAATTGCCTTTGCTTTGTCATAGTCTGATAGTGTGACCTCATCCGACCATCTGCCCTCATTAATCCATGTTGCAGGGTTACACGTAAACCCATCACGTACCGTTTTAGATAGCTTATAGCGTTCGATTGCTTCGAGTATAAATTCCATGTGCGGCTTATGCTTCTTTTTGTTCCATGCTTTTAATGCAGCGTCTTTTCCTACTTTTTTAGGGTAGGCTTTCCAAAATGTATCAAAGTCATTTCGATCTATATCTTTATACTCTACTATACTAACCTTACCTATCCTATCCTCTCCTAGACTAGGCGTACAATTTGTATCCAGATTGTATCCATCATCTAAAGTATAGGCGTTATTGTCCTTAATTGCGAGTTTTGCACGTTCTTCAAAATGTGCAGAAGTCTTAAATCTGTCGTTTTGAATGTAATTATGGATACGCCAGTGTTTAATTACAATCACACCACTTTCAAACGAAATAATGAACTTTTTAGCGATCAACATTTGAGCATCTCCGTCGGCTGCTCCTATGGTTCTTTGTATGCGTTTTGGAGAATTAACAAATCCCTCATCATCAGCCTCTAGTAAAAGATGAAAATATAGGTTTTGTGTCGTTGCTGGTAAGTCTAAAAAAGCATCAGAGTGAATGATCTTCTTAGACATCATGCGTCTTTCAGCCATTTATCAAATCCTTTTTTATCTTTTCAGTCAAAGAGGTTTGACCTTTCCCAGTTATTTTCACAGTAATCTCTAAAAAAGTCCCATTTGGATGTGAATGTGTACTTTGTATCTGTTCAAAATATCCATTTTCTGAAGCGTACATTCTCCATTTATTCCCCTGCTTATAAATATGTCCTTTTTCATGTAGCCACTTTCTGCATTTCTGCTCAGGAATACCTATTGATTTAGCCCAATCTCTTATAAGCATACTGTTAATAGTTGATGATACAGTTTCAGCAAAACTAACAAGAGGTTTTTGGTACTCTAATTGTTTTGTTTGCTGTTCAATTTGTTCTGCTTGTTTTGCGGCTATCATCAAAGCCTCTGAATATGTCTGTGGAATTGCAAATAAGTTTTTACGCTCATTTTCTAATTGTTCGAGTCGGTTAATGATTTTCATGCGCAAGTCAAAAGAATAACCGCTTACAATCCCAATAGCCATATTTTTAGGTAGAACATACTCGGTTTGGTCTCTATTCATGGAGTCTTTATAGATACGCCCAAATTTGGTCGCATCTTCTCCAAGTGCAACTTCAATATCTCTCTTAACGTGCTTATGTTCTTTATTTGTTATCTCTGCAATGTCGCGGCTTGTTATTGTTACCTTATCGTTTTCGGTAATCATTATTTGCATTTGATACTCCTTTGTTTTTATAAGCCTCTATCATGATGGAGATAGCCTCATCAATTCCAGTGCCATTTAAAGCCGCAATAGCTTTAACCTTTTTATGCGTTTCCTCTTTTACTCTCAAATGCTTATATGCCACTTTTTTACCGCCTTTTAAATAATTTACATCATTATATTACTTTTATGTTAAGTTTGTCAAGTTTATTTGCAATTATTTATTATTTACTGTAAGATATGTTAAATTTAATAAAAGAGGTACAAAGTGCATATTTTTGAAACAGGGGCTATTTTTAAAGATAGTGAAAGTGGGTTTGAGGTTGAGTGTTCTGTTTTAGTTGCAGATATTTTCGAGTTAAATACTGACATGAAGGCTATGATTGTTATTGACGTAGACACTAATAATTATGACTTTACAAATAATGATAAAACAGTTGAGATAATGAACAAATTACAAAAGTGTGATTTGTTTGAGTGTGATGTTTCAGCAGTAGGAAATTGGTTTAAATGTAAGTTTACAGATGTAACAGTTGAAGCCGATTATGGTAATGGAAGTGTTATTAGAGTTTATGTACACGTTAAGGACTATGACCATCATGAGTGTAGACCTACTGTAAACAACTATGATGTTATGGTTGATATTATTAATAATGAAGAAATTTGGCAGGATTTAGATCAAAATCCTTAAAAGTTTATAGGTGGTTACCACGCCGACTTTAGCTGATAAGGTATGTAATTATAGCATGAATAGCCACAAAAAGTGGCTAAAGTTTTGACATCATTCTACGCTCTGCCATTGTTAAACCACCACAGGCATGACGATTACCTGTATTAATGCGCTGAAATAATCTCCATGATCTGTGCCGTATCTGATTTCTTTATCAATCTCGAACATAACTGGCATATTATTTCCGTTTTCGGTGTTATTATATATAACAGTTCCTTCCCCTAAAATATCTATGATTTTAAGAGCTTTTACCATATTTGGAAATCTAAACACATCTAAAATAATATTTTGTTGCATGGTAGTTCTCCACATTGATAATGAATAAACACGATTTGTATGGTCTCCTTTTGGAATAATACGTTCATAATCAGGATACTTGCCCTCTGATTTAAAAGCAATACCTTTATTGTTAATATATTCTAGCCCATCAGCAGACTTTAAATGAGGGAATGCATAATCATAAAACTCACTTGCACTAGTATTTTGTGGTGTTATAATTACAATCATACGCGTATCAGTAGCGACGAATTTACCATTTTTACGGTCAAAAAATAACCAGTCAAGCTCTCTTTTTGGATTGTTTTTATCCATAAAAAGCGAAGTAAATTTAAGGAAATTAATGCTGTCGTTATATTTTTTAGTTGCCATGTTCAAGCTTTCCAAGAGATGTTATGCGGTGCTCTTCGAGTGCTTGTGTCATTGTTGAGCCTTTGGAGTGTAATAATCTTTGTAAATACCAAGTGACAAAATTCTTTCACACCCAAATTCGTACATACATTGATTTGTATGTACGAATAGACTCTCACACCCATCGCACGTCTTAGGTGCTTGCAGTGCTTCGAGTTCTGTGATGGCTTCGTTTAATTCTTCTATATATGGACTATCTTGATTTTGTTCTTGCATTTCTTTCAATATCTCTAACGCTTTTAAATCTTTCATTGAATTGCCTCCAGTGTACTTTTAATATAATCAGTATCAGCCCAATCTTCATTTTCGTTATCAATGACTTTTTGTATGAACTCCCGCGCTATGGTTAGCTTTGATTCGAGGGATTTTATGTATTCTCCTGAATGTACTAAGTGTTCTGCAATTTTTGTATCATATATATCTTGCTTAGACATTTCTATATCCTTAATACCTTGCTTAAACTCTTCACGTGTCATTGCTTTTTACCTCGCTTTGCCAATTCTTTAGTTAGAGCTACTGCTATAGAAGCGTATCCCTCATCGTTTTTGACTTTCTCTAAGTATTCCTTATCGGACACTTTTACCTTAATATGTGTCAACTCTTCTTTATTTGGTTTTTCTTTTGGTGCCATGTAATTCCTTTTAAATAGTAAACAAATTATAAGCCTATTAACCTTTAGTTTTGTTTAACCGTAATTTATATAAAAGTTACATCATGTTTAAAGAATAATTTAAGAATTGTATGATAGAATGCTCATATCGGTTCATAAACAGACCGCGTTCAAATTCAAACAACTTAATCTGCCTCACTTAGAATAAAAGCAGATCACATTAATATCTTTTTGGTTGGAACCAAGTGGGGGAGATATGAAGCTTTAGTATGGAGCGCATACACTTCCGTTTTTAGAACCAATGTGAGGATTGAGATGGAGATACGGATGGACATCATTCTTTTATATGCGTTCCACCATCAAGCTTTTTAAGTTGGTATATAGTAGCTCAATGGTTAGAGCGCGCATAGACAGTCTGGATCGGGTTCGAGTCCCGCTATATACCAACTCAAAGAGCTTTACATACTGCCCCCCATAGTAAACAAACTACGTTTGAGATTTTTGATTGCAAGGGGTAATTATAGAGCTTTTGCTAGTGATACATAGTGGCGGAATATCAAGACGCAAATGCGAGTGCCACCAGATAGCATGGTAAGGTTCGCAGTGGATTTAGGCGAACAACCTCCACAGCTAGTCCATAGGTGATAATAATAGATAAAAGCGTCCTATGGCTATGTATCACTACAAAGAGTTTTTGCTAAATCATCTTTCGAGGTGGTTTATAAACACTTTAGGAGATAGAAATGAATATTGAAGATTTAACAATCGGGCAAGCTAAGGAATTAGCACAAATGTTTGGCGGAATTCAAAAAAGTAACGGTTCTGTTTTGGGAGAAAATACTAATCGAATGATTGGACAAAAAGTAATTATCAGAACATATTCCGCTGGTGTTTGGTTTGGTGTTCTTGTTGAAAAAGACGGAAAAGAGGTTATTTTATCAAATGCTCGCCGGATGTATCAATGGTGGTGCAAAGAAGGAATTAGTCTTAGTTCAGTTGCTATTTATGGGCTGAATATTTCAAAAAGTAAAATAGTGGAAGCTGTTCCAAGTGTTTGGCTTGAAGCAATTGAAATTATACCATGCTCTGAAGTTGCAATTGAAGACTTAGAAGAAGCTCCAAATGTCAAAGCTCAATAAACCAATCGGCGACGGCGACGGCGACGGCTACGGCGACGGCTACGGCAACGGCTACGGCTACGGCTACGGCGACGGCAACGGCAACGGCAACGGCGACGGCTACGGCAACG